CTCGTGTTGAGTCCATCTGAGACCCCACGTCCAGCAAGTACAGGACGATTAACCGTTCCAGGTTTCCCCCCTAAGACCAGGGTTAGTGAAAGTTCACTGAGAGTATTTGAAGTGTGACTCTAGAGGTTTTGTAGTTGAATTCCTAACGCAGCTTGAACGAAGCTGGGAGTAGAGTGTGAGTGACCTGGTTGAGTCAGTAGGTGAGTATGACTTGATCAACAACTGGCGCATTGCGAGCCTACGTATGCTCCTTTGCATCGATTTTCGGCTGACTGTTGTCTAACACGTGATGGGAACGTGGACCATCACCTCTTCCTACCTCTCTCACTGGTTTGCAACACCTTCCTCAATAGGGGCGTAATTCGCATATTCAACCGTCTATAGACACGTGAGCGTATAGTAATTTAGTTATCGTAATTGTGTGAGTGTGCTATATTTATTTTTATTTTGTTTTTCTGAGTTTATGTTTTTATCCATGCCGGCATCTCCCAGCTCGGCTTTTCTGTTGACACGGCGATCAACATATTCTTTCCGCGGTATCACAGCGCTGGCTGACAATATTTGGTTCATACCTGCTGATTGCACACGCTGAGCCACCTCAGTTTCTGAAGCACGTGCTAGCAAAAGCAACGAGCCCATCAACGATTCAGCGAAAGGCGAGAAAAGCATTTCAGTAAAACCACTCCAAGCTGTAAAATCGCCTGGATATGGCATAGCATTCAATACCAAACTCTCACCTGCGTCCGCAACAACCTGGATGGCGTAAGACCACTGGTTGTAGAAGTCGTCAAATCTAGAGACGAATCCTCCCAACTTAGCTAGTTTGCTGATCCAACCTCCTGCAGGAGTCGGGGTCGGTTCAAGCTCAACCAGGTTTTCTGTATCACCTACTTGGTTCATCTGTATCACCCCCGAGAATGGTTCCCGGAAGGTTATAGCGCACTCATCATGCCCATTATGCGACGTGGTAAAGTCCACCGCTGAACCATCAACCATGGTTCCGGGTTGACCAATGTCTGCCAAATAATTTGGGTACGATGAGTACTGTACATTAGACCTAGAGGCATCCGGCGTGTTATCATGGAACGCCGGCACCATGAGCGTGATGTCATAAGACACCCACAACTCCCCATATTGTTTTACACCCGCAATTGCATCGTTGTCTGTTACGACAACGAAACAAGTACCAACATCGTATAATTTGAGATCCTGTTGGAGCTGATCTCGTGTCCTATGTCGAACAAATAGATGATCGTCAAACTTGAGCTCTTTGTTACTGAGCCCCATAGATGACTTCATCCACACTGCTGATCTGGTGGCGCCAAGACTGTTTAGCATAGCGTTCTTGGTCGCCGGTGCAGGATCTGCAGGATCATAGTCGACTTGAATTAACACGGCACCTGATTCTGTGGTGCTCACAAATGGCTCGTAATGGAACGTCATGCTGTGCACGTTATAACGTTCATAACCTGCTGCCAGCTTTGATAACCATGGGAATGTCTGTGTATCCCCAGCATTCAAACCCAACGATAAAGGCTGAGTTGTAAATGTGTACTCTGAGCTAATGTTTGTGATAAATTCGCGATGTTGTACGCGGACTGCCCCGTCCGGCGCAGCGCGTGTCTGGGGCCTCCCCCCAGAAATTCTCAATCCAGTGGCGACGGGGGCCGACACTCGACGAGACCTGTTTTGTTTGTTTGTGTTTCTGTTATTATTTCGATTCGCAAGGAATTAATTTAGCTGTAAGAGGGTACCTCAATCCTCGAACAGCGATTACCCGCTAGCCCAAACCTATTGGTTCTTAAGGCGGCACTCGGGCTAGCCCCCTGTGCTAAATAGCACTCCGCCTCTCATGCTAAGCGTACGTCATGACCTAAGGGTACATTGGTCAATCAGTCCGTAATCAGTAGCATCGGGACGATTTACGTCCATCTTGCGCGAAACCCCGTAGGGCCCAAACGTCTTCCTTCTGGCCATGTCCTCCTCCTAACGGTTCCCCGGGTTTTCTCCATCATGACAGTTTTCCTTCTGTCGACTTTGATTTTATTTGCAGTTTTTCATCTGCTGATGAGTATGTGTGTGCGATTACTATGTGTGTGTGTGATTATCTATCCTTCTGTTCTGGTGGACAAAGATGTTGAATGGTATCTAGCGTTCTCAAAGGATCCATGACGCCGCGTGAAAACACTGGGTCTGGTAATGAGTCATAGTACTTTTCCAATGTCAATTGATGGTCAGGGGGAATACCAAAAGCCAAGTAAAACGAAGCACGTTCCTCATCAGTCGGTTCGCGCTGTTTCGTGCTCATTCTATCTATGAGCTCTTGCCGGTATTTGTAATAATAATCCCCTTGACCCGGAACCCACGGTGTAGCACCCCTACCTAGCCATCGATAAAAACTTTGATAGACCGGTAGACCACCCGATAAGGCAAGTCCACACCCAGCTATCGCTCCAATCTGCTTCTCATAAACTTTCTTTGAGGACAGTTGTTTTGTACTAATCAAATCAGAGTACAGCCGCTTCGAAGGGCGTGGTACCAAGTGGTATCCGTGTTCCGCGTGTTTGACTGGCCGTGACTGACAAAATTCCACAGTCTCCAACTCAGTATACACACCATCGTATTCCATTGTCAAACCCATTTCCAAGAACCAGTCTTGCAGACCGTTCCGGAACTGTGTCAAATCCTTTTCGTCCATGATGATGACACAATCATCTCCATCGTTCAGTAACAATACCCTATCGAGCATGCCTTTGTGTTCGAAGTAAGCATACATCAAGGTACACATGATGATAACGTTCCCAAGAGAAGTGTTCATATCACCTGACATCCTACAACCGTGAACGGTGTATTTTATCTTACCATCTTTTCCATGGTACACTCCCTTGTTCACCAATTGATGAGACAGTAGTTCAGCTAATGAGGGCAAATCAGTGCCCTCGCCCTCCACAAACATGTGGTATATGCTATGTTCGTATTCCAACAATAAGCGATTAATATGTTGATCAAATCTGCTTGCATCCAACCCGACTGCCACCGGGTTAGCGAACCTGCTCCACATGCTTGCAATAGCATTGCCTCGTTCAATGGTGTTCATGCCTTTTGCTACTGTACGGTGCTCTCCCGTTGGATCAAACACCTTATCTATAGAACAGAAGATCGTGTGTTCTATATGCTT